CTGCTAATTTTGCGATCTCAAAAGTAGTCATGTTTCCAGTCATTTTGCTTAATTCTGGATTTAAAACTTTTTCTGATCCGTCTACACGAACAATATATCCGTCTTTTCCGCTTAAATTTGGATTTCCAAGAGATTCTGCTATCGTTCTTTCTGTTCCAGTATAGAATGTAGGCAATGAGTTAATAAATGCGTTTAAAACAGAAATATCAGAAATTGTTTTAACTATTGGATTTCCTTCTTTCTTTTCTACATTACTCAAGTAAGAAGAAAAAACCGTTTCTGCTAATTTAATTCTTTCTTGTTTTTTTAATTCATTTGCCTTTTTTTTATTTGCTTCAGCAGTCATTTTTTCATTTTGGGCAAGTGATTTTTCCGCAGTAATATTTCCATTAACAGCCATTTGTTCCAGAAATTGTTTTTGCTGATTTAAAGCATTCAACTCTCCGTCTATTTGTTCAACTTTTTTCTGGCTTTGTTTGATGAAGTAATCAGAACTCATTTTTGCCAGCTGATTTAATTGATCAAACATTTTCTTTTGATCTTCAACTTTTTTATCTGCTTTTTCTTTTTCGTCAGAATTTAGTTCAGTTGATCTTCTTTTTAAAGCTTCATAAACTCCGTCGTTATATTCTTCAATTTTTTCATTTTTATCTTTTTCAATTTGTAAAATTTCATCTGCTGTTTTTTCAGTTTCAATTTTCTTTTTTAGTTCGGTATCTTCTTTCGATTTTAAAAGTTCTTGATCAAGCACTTTTTCCTGACTTGCAAAATTATCGAGTATCTTTTGTTTTGCTTCAGCTGTCAATCCTTTTTGAGCAAGTAAAGTATCACGTTCAAGTTCCAGTTCTTTTCTTTTTTCTGCAACCAATGCTTCATACTCTTTTTGTAGTTGATCAATTTTAAAAATCAAATTTTCTGAAGCTTGTTTTTTTCTTAGATCCGTTTCTTCTTGAAGTAATGATTCCAATTTATCAACATTAGCTTCACCAGTTGTTTCAGCAAGTTCAATCTGTTTATCGTATTCAGCTTTTACTTCATCAACTTTTGTATCAATAATTCTATTATTATAAATATTATCAAGTTCATTTAATAATGAAGATTGTTCTGAAATAGTTTTATTAATTTCTTTGAACTCAGTATCAAGATTTATAGTTTCCTTTTTATTATTTACTTTTGATTTAGTATTATCATTTTGTTCATAGGTATTTGCTTTTACTTGAGACTTATTGTCCTTTACAACTTCAGTATTATCACTTAAAGCTTTTGAATATTCATTTATTTTTACTTTTTGAGCCTTCAAATTAGCTTGTAATTGTGCTGTAACATCTTGAACACTTGCGTTGTCCTTTTCTCCAGTGAAGAAAGTCACCCAGCTTTTATCGCCTTCAATTTTATTTTTATCAGCAATTTCCTTTACTTTTTTAAATTGATCTGACCATAATTTTGTTCTTTCTTCAGCAGTTTTTGCGTTTTTAATTCTTTTATCTAAATTTGACAACTCTTTTAAATCTTGTTCAGTATTCTGTTTTCTTGATTTAACTAAATCAATATTTGATTTGAGTTGTTTATTTGTAAGTTCAGAGTTTTTTAATATCTGTTTATTATATTCTTGTTGTGAAATTTTCTTTTCATTCAGATCACGATTTAGTTGTGAATCTGCAAGTTCTTGTTTTTTTCTGATCTTATCAATATTGGCTGTAGCATTTCGCATCGCACTATCTGAAGCCTTTTCAAGTCTTGCCATATCTTCACGAGCCTGACTTGCACCTGAAGCAATATCGTAAAGAGCTTTCACTAATTCAATAGCAAGTTCAATAGCAATAGCAAAACCAATTGATTTCAATGCTGTACCGAGTGCCTTTGCTCCTTTTCCAGCATCTTCTTGCGCATCTGATAAATTTTTGGTTCCTGAAACAGCATTTTTTAATGAACCTAATAAATCTTTGAAGGAAGTATTTTGTAGTTTATTTATTAAAATTTGCGCTTTCTGAACAGCAAGTAAAGTCCCATATCCAAGTGCTAATTTTGTAATTACATTTAAAATAGTTCCTAAATTTCTACCTAAAAAACCAATCGTTTCAGTCAATACAGCACTTGCTCCAGTTCCTGAAGAAAAAGATAAAACAACCTCGTCCCAGCCACCTTTTAATTCAACTAATGCCTGATTTAAAGTTTTGGTTCTTTCTTCAGCTTGTTTTGAAACCGTTCCATTGGTGTCCATATTTTTAGTTAGTTCTTCAATGCTATCAATATTTAATAACAGATTTTTTGCACTAACTACATTTTCAGTTCCAAATACTTTAATTTGGGCAGTTTCACTTTTCAATATTGGTGATAAAGCTTTCAGACGATCAGCAAAAGGTATGCTTTTATCTGCTAATTTTTCCATATCAATACCCAGACTTGAAAGCATTTCTTTTGCTTCTTTTGGAAGTGCATCTGGAGCGGATAATTTTAACATTACATTTCGTAAAGCGGTTCCAGCTTCAGCACCTTTTAGTCCTTTTGAAGCTAAAGTTTCAATTAATGCTGTTGATTCTTGAATTGAAACATTTGAAGTTTTAGCAACTGCTCCAAATTTCAATAAAGCATCTGTAACTTGTGGAATTTCTGCTGATCCAAATAAGGCACCATTCGCCAATACATTAATGAATTCTCCAGCCTTTTCTGCTGGTGCTCCAAATTGGTTTAAAGCATCTGTCAAAGCTGTGGCTGAAGTTGGTAAATCCATTCCTGAAGCCTTTGATAATTTAATTGCTGATTCTGTTACAGCATTCAATCCTTCAGCATTTGCTAATAATTCAGGTTTTGCTGATCCTATCAACTTGTAAGCTTCAATAACATTTTTTGCTCCACCTTCTACCCCCTTGCCAAGTTCAATAGCTTGTTTTTTGAAAAATTCCAGATCTTTTCCACCAGCTCCAGTAATTGAAACAAGATCTGCTATTGATTGATCAAAATCAATTATAGTACTACCAGCACTTCTGATCACATCACCCACTCCAAAAGCAAGACCTAACATTCCAAGTCCTTTGCCAAGCTTATTTATTGCCCCTTCATAATTTCCAACATTACGAAAATTATCACCAACTTGTTTATCGAGTTTTTTTAAAGCTTCGTCTCCAGATTGTGCTTGTCTTGTAACTTTTTTAAATGCACTTTCCAGATCCAGATATTCCTTTGTATTTTTTTTTCCTTCTCTTTCTAATATTAGAAGTTCGGCACCTAATTGTTTAGATTGATTTTTGAGTTCTCTGGTAGCCTTTTCAAGTCTCTTGTAAGCATTTGCTTCATCGTCCAAATTCTTTTGCTTTCTCGCATCAATTTTAGCTTGTTTTTCATCGTCATTTGTTTTTGATCTTGCTGTTTTTATTGCTTGATCCTGAACTTTTAATCTTTCTTTTTCTGTCTTCAAAAATTCCGCTTCAGCTTTCGCTTTTAATGCATTTGCTTTTTCAAGTTCTTGCATCACTTTTGCTTGTTCTTTGCTTAATTGAGTAGCAGTTTTGGTTGATTTTATAAATTCATTTAACTCTTTCGTGGTTCCAAATTTGGCTGAACTCATTGCGGTTTTAATGGTTGTTGCCATTTCTTTGAATTGATCATTCATCAACTCAAGTTTTTCAATTGAATCACTCGCAGATTCAATCAGATTTTTGAAAATATTATCCTCAACTATATCTGTTCTTTTAATTTGCTTTGCCATATTCTTCTAAAATTATAAAATACTCATTCAATGTAATTACCTTCCAATCTAACCTATATCCTATCCATTTCGATAAAAAAATCAATGATTTACTTGTAGTCATGTCGTCATTTTCTTTTTTTGCTAAAAGTTCCAGATTATGTTTTTCAACTTCAATCTGAGTTTTTTTAAACTCGTCTCCTGAAATAATGTATTCACATTCCAGAACGGTTTTTTTTCTCATTACTTCCAGAAATTTTTTGTAAGTTTTGCCTAACCCTCTTTTATTTAAATAGTCATCAAACAGATCATTCCATGCTTGATCGACTTCATTTTTTGGATAAGTTAAAGATTGATCTTTCTGTAAAAAATTCATGTTTCCGTCATTGATTTGAACCCAATTATACAAAGGTATTTCATCAATTGATTTGTAAAACTTTTCTGACATAATTAATATATTTTATTTTTAATTCATCAACTAATTTATCTGAATTTTCATCAGTTAAACCAACTATTCCTTCACCAAGCCATTTAAATAAATCAGTAACAATTCCAGTTTCTTGATCCTTTTTCAATCCGTCACCATCAATAACGAAAAAATTAGTCAATACGTCAATAAATAAGGACTTATAAAAAGCTCCAGTATCTTTTAAAGTATAAGGAGTTCCAGCAATTTTTTCTGGATTGATCATTTCAGTCCATTCAGAATACAAACCCATAATATCGCCATCTTCGTCAATCCCTTTTTGTAACTGATCGTTTCTGATCCAGTCAAGTATTTTATTTTTTAATTGCGTATCAAATGATTCAAACCAAGCGATTGAATCAAAAAGTAATTTTGTCCTTTTCAATAAATCACCCAGATCATTATTTGTAAAATCAACCATAATTCAAAGGTAAAAAAAAAGGAGTGCATTAGCACCCCCTTCTTTTTTTAAAACTTCAATCCTATTATAACGGAGTGCTTAACTCTCCAACATAACCAGATTTTTGAACCTTCAATAATAAAGGAGTCAACAATACCTGAGTAGCAAAAGTCAATGTATAACGATTTGCAAAAGCTCCAGCCCCAGCAGTAACGTTAGTAATAACAATTGCTACCCCAGTTGTAGCATTTTTCAAAGTAAAATCAGCAAGAACTAAACCAAGTACTTTAATTGGATTTAAAGCTGTTCCGTAATCTAATTTTGCATCAATAACCAATGAAGTTGTAGTTGAAGACACTTTGTCCATATCAACGTCTAAAAGTCCCTCAAATTGGTTAAAATCACCTCCTAACTCGCTCGCAGTAACTAACCACATTGTTGATTCATCAAATAATCTGTAAAAATCAAATGATACCATAATTTTCTGAACCGTTGTATCGGTAGCAAACATCATTTTAGCATCAAACGACTGATTATCTACTGGAATAGGATATAATTTAGTACCTTCTTTTGATCCTACTAAATTACCATTTACATCAATAACATAAACCCCAAATTCAACACAACGATTATCTTGAATCTTTCCTAATAACTGAGTTGAACCATTCCATAATTCGCCAGTAAATGATCTTTTACCTTGTTTGATAAACAATTTTCTTCCTGAAGGTGCTTCTTCAAAAGTTGAATCTGCTTTTGGAAGTTCAACCTTTTCAAATACTGGTAAAGGAAACCAACGTTTTGTAGCATCTGATTGATTGATCAAAGCAGTGATTGAAGCGATTGTTGGTGCTGTTGTAAGATCCAAAAAGTTTCTTGCTCCAGTAGAATCTTCTAACGGCACCATTATTAATTTGCTGGTAACTGACTGAAGAGTTACACAACTTGGAGTTCCAGTATTTGAAAGTCCAGATTCACATTTACATCCTAAAGACATTTTTTTAAATTTTAATGATTAATAATTAAGGGGTAGAATGATCTACCCCAAATAAATAAAATTATGGTTTTAATAAAGCAGATTTAGCAGTAGCAAAAGTTCCTTTAACAAATGCACCATAATGATTAGTTTTCACATAATGAGTAGCACGAGCTTCACAAAGGATTGTAACTAAATTTTTGGTAAAATCATCGTTTACAGATCCTACTTGAATATTCATATCTTCACGAATTCTCAAGTTTGATTTTGTAAAATCACCAAGTAAGAAAGTTCCAACTGCCATACCAGTATTTGAAATAATTTCAATACCATTATATCTTTTTACTCCATTAAGATCAGTATAAATCATTGGCATTGTATATTCGCCAGTAGAAGTTTTTGTTACATCAAACTTAGCAATATCAGTTGGGTGCATAATAATGTAATTTACTTGAAATAAAGCAGATTCTACTTGTTGAATTGCTACTCTTAAAACATCAAGCTCATTTGCAAAAGGAATAGATAAAGCAAATCCAGTAGCAGAAAAAGTTACAGCATTTTGTAAGATACCAACCAAGTTATTTCCAGTTCCGTCACCAGATAAAATCTGCGAATCTAATTTTAAAGCAACCAATTCCATTAATTCAGTATTGATTTCTTTTTGCATGAACGGTAAATCTTGAATCATTTCCTTTGATACCTTGATGAATGCTGTAATTTTTTGAGTCACAGCTTGACGTTCAACTAAATCAAAATCTTGTTGAGTTTTCAAAGCACCTTCAGCAGTCATTCCAGCCTCGTTTGGATCTGGATTTGCTTGTTCAATGTAAGTAATATACTTTGATAAAGTTACACCAGCATTAACGATTTGACGCAAAAATGGCATCCTTCTGACGATTCTTGTAACTCCTTGTTCAAGTTCAGTCAATGCTACAACTCCACCAGAATAATTTCCGTTGATCGTCATTGTTCCAGCAACTTTAACATCTAAATCAAGAACTCCAGAACTTGCTGATTTTTCTTTGATTTTATCCAAATTATCAGAATAAGCTTTAAAAATAGCATCACCAATATTTTTAAAAGTCCCTTCACCAACAATTTTATTTTCTTTCATTCCCTCAACCATACCTTCTAATTTAGCCAGTGCTGTTTTCAAATCAGAATTATCGTTTTTTTGGATCATTGCAGTCATTTCATTTTTTAATGACTCTAATTCTGTTTTATTTACAGAATTGATAGTTTTTTCAGAAATAATCGTATTAAATTTTTCGATTACTTGTTCTGGAGTTAAATTTTCCATTTTTTTGTTTTTTTTGTTTTTAATTAATAAATATTTGTTTCATTTATTGCGTTAGACTCTATGTCCTGAGTGAAAAAACGGCTCATTATTTTGAGTTAACAATTGCAATTTCCTTTGTATTTCTGCAGATTTATTTGAAGAACTAAACCAGACAAATTAGCATCAAGTATATTTTTTTCAAATCCTTGCGCAGATTCTGTTCCAAACCTACTAAAATATTTTATTTTTTCATTCTCTAACGTCTTAAAAATTCGATTTTTTTTAATAACATTAACGAATTCATCTTTCAAAGCGATCATTGGCTGTATTACTTCCCTTTTGTGATCCGCAGTATAAAAGTTTTTTATATCTGTTTCATCTAAAAAAAAAATTTTACAATCAACTGATCTTTCAAGCGATTGTTCCCTTCCGTAAATCGTTTCGTCAAATGAATCAAGTAACCAGATCAGTGGTAATTTATCTTTTGCGAAATTTGACACTTTGTTCCACTCCAGATTAGTAGCAATCTTTGTACCAGTAATATCAAACGGACTATTAACGAAAGCTTGATCAAAAAAAATATTTCCTTTTACTTTTATAAAATTATTAGTTGATACTTCTTCAATCAAATTATTATAAATTACATCACCGCTTTTCAATCCTAAAGTTTTTCCAGATCTTGCCCATTTAGTATTGCAAGTAAAAATGATCGTTGAGTTTCCACTTGATAATTTTGAATCAATAACGATTTCATTATTGATTTGATCAACTAAATTATTAAATATTTTACTAAATTCGATCATAACCAATATGCGTATTGTTTAGATTGACCCCTGAATAAAGGGTAAGATCCTGAGTTATAAAGTATATAATCTTGTATTGCTTGATAAGTCTTCACAGCATCGTTATATTTCCCATACAAAGTTAGCATTGCTCCGCTTGAATTTTCGCTTTTTTGGGTAACATTTCCAGCTAAAGTATTTGCTGTTATGAAGTCCTTTTGGTATTCAAAATAAATAAAGCCAAGTAACATTTCTTTTATTCCATAGGAGTAAAGTATAGTCCAATATTGAAAACCATCTTGATACTGAAAAGGATCGTATAAGAATTTAAATAAAGGATTTAAAGGAACATGATTTGGTTGTGCATTAGCATCTAAATAATAAGCATTGTATAATTCAACCCCAAATAACTCAACCAAGTATCTTAGTTCGTAACGATCAATATAAGCATTAATATTGCCAACATCGTATATACCTTGATGTATTTCAAATTTTCCAGTAAAATCTGAAGCATTAACATAAAACCCCATAATTCTGTTTTAAAAATATATTAACGAACTCTCCAGATATTTCATGTTTTTGATTTCGTAGATCTTTTTCTGGAAAATTTTCATTGAAAAGAAATAAATAGTTTTGCTTTTCATTTATTTCAAGAGTTATTTTTTTTTCTTTTTTCGATCTAATTATTTTTTTTTCTTCCATTTTATTTGATATTATTTAAAACTTGATTCCAATTAAAACTTATTTCAGGAATTTGTACTTCTTGTGGATTTATAATAATTTCCTTTAAATTGAATTTTTCTTTCAAAGCAATTTCTTGTAATTGTGATAGTAGGAACTTATGTTTCATTTCAAGTTGGTAAAGTCTTTCGTCTGATCCTTTACCATTAATAATTGATTTAAAAATAAGATCCATTTCTGAAGATATATCGTGGATCACATCAACTTTATCTTCACCTTTTGAAACTCCCAAAACTGGTGTCAATTCATTTGCTCCAAAAGTAACAGCTGATCCTTCCCATAAAGCTACTTCTGAAATAAGGTAATAACCTCCAGATTCAATATTTGAATCTTCAATAAATTTGATTTTATCCTGAATATATTTAAAACCAATTGAATGTTCACGAATTATTTCGTCTTGATAGTCCAATAAAGCATCGTTTCCAAGTGTTGAAGATCCAAGTTTAGCAACAGCAAATAAACCAGTTTCGTCTTCTTCTAATCTTGTAAATTTTCCTATTGGTTTTTGCCAGTCATGGAAACGAAGAAATGCAATTTTTCTATTTGAAACAGAATCAACCCCACGTTCCAAAATTGATTTTTTGAAACATCCTTTTACTAATAAATCACAATCAGAATCAATGTTATTGAAGTGACTCAAATACATAGCAACTTCTCTTTTTTCCAGATCAATATCCTTTACTCCGAGTGATTGGTTTTTTATTTTATAACCAGAATTTAGTTTACTATTCATAATTCTTTTAAATTTGTTTCACAAATATAATTTATTTAATATGAACTTTAATTTTTGGGACGCATTTTTTGGTAATAGTGAAAATATTTCAAAAAGATACATTGATAATTTCCTTCCAAACTCTACTACTGGAAACAGATATGTAAATGAATTATTTGGACAAAAAAAAGCGGTATGGATTGATACAAATAAAGCTTTTCAACTTTATATTGATATTCCAGAACTAAGGACGGTAGTTAATAGAAAAGCTAAAATGATTTCGTCAGGAATTCCAAAATTATACAATGCTAAAGGTGAAATAGTAGAAAATCATTGGTGCCTTGATCTTATAAAAAATCCAAATCCATTGCAATGTTGGGACGAAGTTATTTATTCGATTTCTGTTAACGATTCCCTTTACTCGTCTGCTTTTCTTTATGCTCCAAAACGATCGTTTGGAATAGTTAATTTAATTATGCCATTAGCATCACATAAAATGCAAATAAATACTTCTGGACGGACTTTAAAACAAATGGATAAAGGTGGTTTGATTGATTCATATATTTATAATTATTCAGACGAGAAACCTCAAAAATTAGAAGTTGAAGAAGTGATTTTATTTCAAACATCTGACGGTATGAATTTACTAAATCCAGTTTCAATAATTGATTCGTTAAAATATCCTTTATCAAATATATCAGCATCTTACAATAAAAGAAATGTTTTACTTGAAAATATTGGATCTATTGGTATTTTATCAGCAAAAAAATCTGATATTGGTGGAGCATTGCCAGTTACTCCAGAAGAAAAAAAGAAGATCCAACGTGATTGGTATAATAGATCAAAGGACGAAGTTATTATAACTGAATCTGAACTTGACTGGCACCCTATGTCTTTTCCAACAAAGGATTTAATGTTATTTGAAGAACTTACTGCTGATAAATTAGCTTTAATCGATGCTTATGGTTTAAATTACTATGTTTTTAGTAATGAAAAAGGATCAACATTTTCAAATGTTAGAGACGGTATACGAATGGCTTATACAGATACGATAATTCCAGAATCAGACAAGATTTACGATAATTTAACTGAACAACTTGGACTTGATAAAGAAGGATTGAGACTTAAAGCGCATTTTGATCATATACCAGTTTTACAAAGTGATGTAGCTGAAGAAAGTCAATCATTAAATACAAGAGCCGATGCTTTGAATAAAATTATTTTAGCTGGTATTGATTTATCTGAAGACGAAAAAAGGGCTTTACTATTTGGTAAATTCAATTTATAACAGAACTTCATCGTTGATACTCTGATCAATAGTTTAAAACTCCTGACGATATATTTTCAGGAGTTTTTTTATTCAATTAAGTTATCAAAAATGATTTTAGTTTTACACCATTTAATAATTTGAAATTTTCCGTCGATCCTTCTTACAAGACCATTTTTTAATTCTCTTTTGATATTACAATTTCTACAACAAATTGATACTCCTAACCAACTTTTTTGCTGATAACTTCCTTCAGGAATTGATTTAAATTTTCTCAAAGTCAGATCCTTTTTACAACTAAAACATTTTTTCGTCATTCAAATTATAATTTTAAATGTGGCAACATTGATTTTATAAACATTGAAAGTCCAGCTAAACAATCTGGAGCATCGTCATTTTTATTTTTTCCGTCTTTTGAAAAACTTTTTAAATTTTCAATAAATTGTTTGAATTCAAAAGTATTGTTATTTATGAAAAGAAAAGAATTTGAAATAGTTGCTGATTGCATTATTATTCTTGTAATCTTATTTGCTGTATTATGAACCTGAAGGATCTGAGTCTTTACCAAATGTTGTAAATTTCTTGAAAACATTGCACCCATTGAATTTGATTCTACTCGACAATAACTAACCTTCCATTTATTTAATTTATCAGCGCATAAAGGAATAGTAATATCTGTATTTTCCCTTGAATAAAGATAGTCAACTATATAAATATTGCCAGATATGATACCACAAATAGCCATTGCAGTAAAGTCTTTTCCTTGATCTGATACATCAATATAAGCAAAATAACCTTCAATTTTTTCTTTATTAATACTTTCAAAATCTTCAGGAGTAACCATTTTTATTTCTGAAAATAATCTACCTTTTAAATCTACTGGATTCTGTTGATATTCTGCTAACCAAATATCTGGATGTATTCGTTCTCTGATTTCATTATATTGATCAGTTGACATAACATCTTCACAAAAGGTATTTCCCTCTGAATCTATTGCCTGAATGACTAAAATTTTATCATACAAATTGCTTGAAATATTTTTTCCAATAACATCGTTTATCGACCATCTTGTTCCTATGTCTATTTTTGAACAATTCTTTTCAAGTCTTGAATCATGTGTTGCTTCCTTCCATTGAAGTATACGATCGTTTTGAGTATCGCTTAATGCATCTTCAAGTCCTCTGTATAGATCATCTGTAATAGCTAATTTAGTTGCTCCAAATCCAATAATTGTACCTCCTACTCCAGCACCAAAATAACCAACTTGTCTTGATTCGTTTGTATTCCAGCCTTGAAGATTTGCCTTATCATCTGATAGTCTTACTTTTGGAAAAATCTGATTGAATTTTTTAGTTTTTAATATATTTCTAACATCGTAACTAAATTTCAAATAAAGAGTAGCTGTACAAGTATTTCGCATTATTGATTCTTTTGGATTCCTTCCCAGAACCCATGCTGAAAATAAAGTTGTGATATATGATTTACCAGCCCTTGGTGGCATTGATACGGATAACGAACTTATTTTTCCGTCTTCAATTTCCTGAAACCCTTCAGCAATTTGTTTTAAGAAAGTTCGTTTTGAAAAAAAATCATAATCATAAAAAAGACAGAATTCCCAAAAGTTTCGTTTCAGGAATTCATAATAAATTAAAAGTTTAATCTTTTCGTCTTTATTCATTTTCTTTATTCAAATACTTCTGAAGATCTTCCGTTGAAATATCTGAAAAATCAATTTCATCACTTACAAAACCTACTTCTTGTCTTTCTATATAACCACGTTTTTTGCCTTTCGTTTTCAGATAAAAAATAGTTGCTGAAGTATTTCCTTCATTGATCTGTTTATGAAGTTGTGATTCAGCAAAATCAAGTGTTATTTCCTGAATTGATTCAACTTGTTTTTTGTATTCATCGTCCGAGTTGATCCAATCATAATGTGTTGAACGATGAATTTTAAATTCTGTTTTTTCAAGTGATTTGATTGCTGTTGTTACTATTCCAAGCGATTTCTCAAGTGCTTCAATCATTTTTCTTTTTAATATGTCGGTATTTGTCGCCATTTTCCTATTTTATTAAATTTAAAAATTCATTTCTTGCATTCAGATCATTCTTAAAAACTCCTATCATTTTGCTTGTTGTAGTCCATGTATCATGTTTTTTGACTCCTCTCATACACATACATAAATGTTGAGCTTTCAAAACTACCGCTACCCCTAAAGGATCAAGTTCAGATTGTATTTTTTCTGCTATCTGGGTAGTTATTCTTTCTTGGTTCTGGAATCTATTGGCAAACATATCGACCGTTCTGGCCAATTTGGATAAACCAACTATTTTTCCGTTTGGAATATAGGAAACGTGAGCTACCCCAAAAAAAGGTGCTACATGATGTTCACATAAGGAATAAAAAGGAATATTTGATTGTATTATCATTTCGTCTGATCCTTCAGCATCAAAGGTTGTAAAATTGAATTCCTTTGGTTGTAAAAATTCTTTCATAAATTTGATATACCTCTTTGGTGTATCTTTCAATCCTTCACGATCTGGATCTT